GGCGACCCCGACCCCCCCTTTTGAGACTTGGGACTCCAGCGCCTGCTCTACACTGTGTTTTGCACAGCCGATACCGCACCCCACAATTCCTGTAACAACGTATTACAAAATATACCCCCCACCCCCTATACTGATTTATACGGTCTAGACCGTATACTTTGCTAGAAACACCCCCCGTCAACAGTATCTTTACCTCCTAGCAAAACAGTGGTATATACTTAATAACTCCCGTATTACGGTGCCTTATGGTTAAGATCGAACCCACTGCCGATCATCCGATTCCCTACGCAACCGATGCTGTAGAGCCGGTTTCGTTTCAGGACGAAGTTGTTCTCGCTGCCAATACAGCCGAGACACTCATGGCGCTCGGTGCTCCTATTGAGATAGAAGCATCAGATATAGATAAGACCATCGACCTGTTCAAAGCCGCCAAACGCAACAAAGCGAGCAAGGAACTCAAAAGACCCGAGACAGCCTTTGCCGCATCACTCTTCTTAAAGACCTACGCCAACCGAGTAGCCGCCGACATGGCGGATGTGCGAAGCGCCATCACAGCGAAGCTGATGGAGATCGCAAACTGCGGTGACCCCCGATACGAACTGAAAGCGCTGGAATTGCTAGGCAAGCACAGCGACGTGGGCTTGTTTACTGAACGAAGCGAGATCACGATCAACCACAAGTCGTCAGACGACCTCGAAGCCGCCATCAAGGAACGCATCAAACGACTGCTTAATGCTGACGTGGTGGATGTGACCCCCCTATCAGATAGCTTGGACGAAGAGTTGGGCGTTGCAGAGCCTGACCCACGTGACATGTTGAGCCAGCTAGATAGCCCGGGTGACGAAGCTGATCCGGAGGGCGACCACGAAGATGACGACGTTAAGTAACGTTTCGCTTAAAGACATCCCGAAGATTCTGCCCAGCCTATCTGAGCAGGAACAACGTAGGCTTTTGTTAGAACTTGAGACGTTAGCGGAGCTTCGGCGCAAGGAATTAGCTCAGGAAAGGTTCCTTGAGTTCGTAAAACAGGTCTGGCCTACATTTATTGGGGGGAGGCACCATGCGCGAATGGCTAATGCGTTTGAGAGAGTGGCTCGTGGAGAGTGCAAACGACTCATCATCAACATGCCACCACGGCACACCAAGTCCGAATTCGCGTCATATCTGTTGCCAGCATGGTTTTTGGGCAAGTTTCCTCACAAAAAGGTGATTCAGACCGCCCATACGGCTGAGTTGTCGGTGGGTTTTGGTCGAAAAGTACGAAATTTGGTGGATTCTGAGGTCTACCACAACATTTTTCCGGCACTTTCGCTGTCTACGGACTCAAAAGCGGCGGGTAGATGGAACACAAACAAGGGTGGCGACTACTTCGCTATCGGTGTGGGGGGTGCCGTGACCGGTAAGGGCGCGGATTTGCTCATTATTGACGACCCGCACAGCGAACAAGAGGCTGCACTGGCTCAGGTAAACCCTGACATCTACGATAAAACGTACGAGTGGTACACATCTGGCCCTCGTCAGCGTCTCCAGCCGGGTGGGGCGATCATTATTGTTATGACCCGGTGGTCGTTGCGTGATCTTACGGGGCAGGTGATTAAATCCAGCGCCGCGAGAGGCGGGGATGAGTGGGAAGTTATCGAGTTTCCGGCTATTTTGCCTAGCGACAACCCGCTTTGGCCTGAGTTTTGGAGTAAGGGTGAGCTTGAGGCTCTGCGTACCGAACTGCCTAATAGTAAGTGGATGGCGCAGTACCAGCAGCAGCCGACATCGGACAACTCGGCGATTGTGAAGCGGGAGTGGTGGAAGATTTGGGAGAGCGAGCGGCCTCCAAAGTGTGACTACATCTTACAAACGTGGGATACGGCGTTCGAAAAGAACAACCGAGCTGACTATTCAGCCTGTACGACATGGGGTGTGTTCTATCTGGATGAGGATAAGGAGAACCCGAACATCATCCTGCTAAACGCCTTCAAGGCGCGGATGGAGTGGATCGAGCTTAAGAAAACGGCGTTCGAGCAGTACAAGGAATGGGAGCCGGATGGCATCCTGATCGAGAAAAAGGCGACCGGAGCCCCTCTTATATATGAGTTTCGGGCGATGGGGATACCTGTGCAGGAGTACACGCCTAGCAAGGGGCAGGACAAGATCAGTAGATTGAACTCGGTGTCCGACATCATTGCCTCTGGCAAGGTATGGGTACCGGAGACTCGATGGGCAGAAGAGCTTATCGACGAGGTGGCTAGCTTCCCGGCGGGCGAGCATGATGACTTGGTTGACGCGACCACCTTGGCGCTGATGCGGTTTAGGTCTGGTGGCTTTATTCGCCTGCCAAGCGACGAGCCGGAAGATATTAAGTGGTTTAAATCTCAGCGTAATGCTGGCTATTACAACGTGCTATGAACGAATTTTTCTTTACTAAGCAACTGCCACCGGAGGTGGTCGATATAGCCAACAGAGAGTTTGACGCGCTAGAGATAGTAGACGCTCAGGTGATACGCGGGTATAAATCTGTTACTGACTACGCTAATAGAGATAGCACCCTTAGATTCCCCGAGTTTGGGCATTGGCTCAGCGGGGTCATGTATCAGTTCGGTGTCATGGCTAATGAACACTGGGGGTTCAATATGGATGGGCAGGAGAGTATGCAGGTAGCGGACTATTCAGAAGGCCAGCATTTTGATTGGCACATGGATGTGATTCCGTTCTCAGGCCCGACCGATAGGAAGGTGAGTGTAATCTGCCTCCTTACAGACCCGGACGAATACGTGGGTGGGTTGCTACAGATTCAACACATTCAGGATGAAAACGACGCACGGTTGGTACCGCTAAAGAAAGGCACGATGGTAGCGTTCCCTTCCGTAATGAGACATAGAGTCACTCCCGTTGTTCAGGGGGTAAGGCGCTCGGCAACTTTGTGGCTGACAGGCCCATGTTTTAGATAGGAAAGATCATGGCTATTGAAAAAGGACTATACGCAGCGCCCGTGGGGTTGAGCGAGGCTGCACTTGCGGAACCAGAAATTGAGATCGAGATCGAAGACCCTGAGGCGGTAAAGATTGGTATCGATGGGTTGGAGATTGAGCTTGAGCCAGAAGAGGAAACGGCGGATGACTTCGACGCTAACCTTGCTGAGTTCATTGACGACGGGCAGTTGTCTGAGCTTGCGGCTGATTTGTTGAGTGATTTTGACGATGACATACTTAGCCGTAAGGATTGGATGGAGGCCTACGTAAAAGGCCTTAAGCTGCTTGGCCTTAAGAGAGAAGAGAAAACGGAACCATGGAATGGCGCGTGTGGCGTGTTCCATCCGATGTTGACCGAGGCGGTTGTACGGTTCCAATCAGAAGCTATTGTCGAGACATTCCCTGCGGCGGGCCCCGTTAAGACTCAGATCATGGGTGCCATCGACCAGCTGAAAGAAGACGCAGCAGCGCGAGTTCGTGACGATATGAACTACAAGCTGACTGAAGAAATGGTGGAGTACCGGCCTGAACACGAGAAGATGTTGTGGGCGTTGCCTCTGGCAGGTTCAGCATTCAAGAAGGTGTACTACGACCCAGCCCTTGGTCGCCAAGTGGCTATGTTCATCCCAGCTGAAGACATCGTTGTACCGTACGGCGCATCTAGTTTAGAGACAGCTGAGCGTGTGACCCACGTGATGAGGAAGACCAAGAACGAGCTGCGTAAGCTGCAAGTCTCGGGCTTCTATCGTGACGTAGACCTCGGTGATCCTGTTGCTGTTCTTGATGATGTAGACAAGGAGAAGGCAAGAGAAGAAGGCTATTCCGCAGTCAACGACAACCGCTATCGTCTGCTTGAGATGCAAGTCGAGTTGGACTTGGAAGGTTACGAGGACAAGGATAAGGATGGCGAGCCTACCGGCATTGCACTGCCTTACATCGTCACAATCGAGAAGGGCACCAAGACTATCTTGGGTATTCGTCGTAATTGGTACGAGGATGACGACCTAAACCTGAAACGCAATCACCTAGTTCACTATGTGTATGTGCCGGGGTTTGGCTTCTACGGCTTTGGTTTCATCCACCTAATCGGTGGCTATGCTGAAGCAGCTACGATGATTATGCGTCAGTTGGTAGACGCAGGCACCCTGTCCAACCTGCCCGGCGGTCTTAAAACCAAAGGTCTGCGGATCAAGGGTGACGATACCCCGATCAACCCGGGTGAGTTTAGAGATGTGGATGTGCCGAGCGGTTCGATCCGCGACAATATCCTGCCGCTGCCATACAAAGAACCAAGTCAGACCCTGTATCAGTTGCTCGGTAACATCATTGACGAAGGCCGGGCGTTCGCAAGCGCGGGCGACATCAACGTCAGCGACATGTCAAACGAAGCTCCGGTCGGTACCACACTGGCTATTTTGGAGCGCACGCTCAAAGTTAACACCGCTGTACAAGGCCGGTTGCACTACGCGATGCGGCAAGAGTTCAAGCTGCTTAAGACAATCATCCGTGACTACACCCCCGAGCAGTACGAGTACGAGCCGGAGGATGGTGATCGTCAGGTCAAGCAAGCTGACTACGACATGGTCGAGGTTATCCCGGTCAGTGATCCAAACGCCTCCACGATGGCGCAGAAGATTGTGCAGTATCAGGCCGTGATGCAGCTGGCTCAGCAGGCTCCGCAGTTGTACGACCTCCCTCTGTTGCACCGTCAGATGATTGAAGTGTTGGGGGTTAAGAACGCAAGCAAGCTTGTACCGAGCGAAGACGATCAGGTACCGACCGACCCAATCACGGAGAACCAGAACATCCTGACCGGCAAACCGGTGAAGGCATTCATGGAGCAGAACCACGAGGCGCACATCCAGATTCACACATCAGCTATACAAGACCCACAGTTGATGAAGCTAATGGAGAACGACCCCTCGGCACCTGCTAAACAAGCTGCGGCTATGGCGCACATCAACGAGCATCTTGCCTTTGAGTACCGTCGCAAGATCGAGGAAACACTGGGCGTACAACTCCCCACCGAAGACGAGAACAAGAATATGCCTCCGGAGATCGCATCCGAGGTCGCTGCCCTGTGCGCCCGTGCGGCACAGCAGTTGCTCTCGCAACACCAGCAAGAAGCTGCACAAGAGCAGGCACAGCAGCTGGCAGAAGACCCAGTTGTTCAGATGCAGCAGCAAGAGTTGCAGCTTAAGCAGCAGGAGTTGGAGCGTAAGACACGTAAGGACTTGACCGACGCTATCGCTAAGTCTGACCAGATGAAGATTGAGCAGGCTCGCATTCAGGCTCAGTTGCAGATTGCTGGCCTGCAAACAGGTATAAAAGCGGCTAAGGATAAGGAAGAGTTGAAAGGCAAGATGGCTGTCGAAGGTCTGAAGATTGGTTCACAGGCTGCAAAAGATAAAGCTCAGCTTGCTATGAACCTGCTCCAGCAGAGCGCTAATAAGAAACAGCAGTCCGAGCAACCACCACCTAAGAAAGGAAAGCCTAAGTAATGGACTCTTCCATAGCGGAATACCTGAAGAAAGAGTTTCAGAAAGAGATTGACCTACGTACGGGGTTCCTTGCCGCTGGCAATGCAATGACCTACGACGAGTACAAACACGTGGCTGGCGTTATCCGAGGTCTGGCGCTAGCAATCGATACTCTTAACGACCTTGTGCGAAGAATGGAGATGTCCGATGAATAGTGCCGTAGACCTGTCACAGGCAGTAGATTTGTCAGCCCTAATGGAGAAAACTTCCGAGGAAAAGGCGACCCAATTACCGACTCCTCAGGGGTATCACATCTTGTGCACCCTGCCCGAAGCCGAAGAAGCATACGACAACGGGCTCATTAAGGCTGACCAAACTAGACGGTTCGAAGAGGCTTTGGCTACAGTGTATTTCGTTGTAAGTCTTGGCCCTGATTGCTATAAAGATGAAAAGCGGTTTCCTAACGGGCCGTGGTGTAAAGCTGGCGATTTCGTGATAGTGCGTCCTAACACGGGTACCCGGTTGAAGATTCACAACCAAGAATTCCGGATCATCAACGATGACTCGGTTGAGGCAGTTGTACAAGACCCCCGTGGTATCACACGTGCTTAAGGAGTAGGACATGGACAAAGTTGAGTTTGAGTTTCCAGACGAAAAGGTGAATAAGGCGAAGGTCGCCCAAAGCATCGCTAAGTCTGATCCCGCTGAAGACGATACGTTAGATATTGAGCTTCAGATCGTAGATGACACGCCCGCTCCGGATCGTGGTCGCAAGCCTATGGCTGAACCCCCGGAAGAGGTGACGGATGACGAGCTTTCTCAGTACGACGAGAAGGTGCAGAAACGCCTTAAAAAGTTTACAAAAGGCTACCATGACGAGCGTAGAGCCAAGGAAGAGGCACTCCGTGAACGTCAGGCTGCGGAAGAATTCGCCCGTCAGATGTACGAGGAGAACAGGGCTCTTCAGCGTCAGCTGTCCGAGGGGTCGAAAATCTTCATCGAGCAGGGCAAATCTAGTGCCCAAATGGAGCTTGAGCAGGCCCGGAAAGCATATAAGGACGCATACGAAAGCGGCGATGTAGATGCTGTTACCGACGCACAGGCTAAGATCGTAGCGGCTACGCTCCGGCTTGACAAAGCTGAGAATCTTAGACCTATTGAAGTACAGGAAAAACCGGAGTATAGTCCAGCGAAAAGATCGTCCCTCGACCCTCTGGCCTCTAGGTGGCATGAGGACAACCCGTGGTACGGTAGCAAGGAAAAGCCTGAACACACTGTAATGACAGCAACCGCCTTTGGCGTGCACGCATCCCTAGCTGAGCAGTACGGTGAGAAGTATGTAGGCACAGAGGATTACTACGAGAAAATCAATTCTCGTATGCGCAGTATCTTCCCCGAGTATTTCGGGAGCAATGAGCAGGACAACGAACCGGAAGAAGAGTCTAAGACTCCTACCCGTGCCAATAAACCGTCTACCGTAGTAGCTTCGGCTTCTCGTAGCACGGCATCCAAAAAGCAGGTAAAGCTAAGTGCTTCACAAGTAAATATTGCTAAGCGCTTAGGTGTACCCATAGAACTTTACGCCAAGAAGGTTGCAGAACAAATGGAGAGATCGTAATGGAAACTCGTCTGAGCCGTGAACTCGAAACACGTAAAAAAAGCGAGCGTAAGCCGAAGTGGGCACCGCCTGAACTTCTTCCTACGCCTGATCCTGAGCCGGGTTTCAAATTTAGATGGGTGCGTGTGTCCACGCTGAACAACGCAGACCCTATTAATTACTCTCAAAAGCGGCGCGAAGGGTGGGAGCCTGTTAAGGCTTCTGAGCATCCTGAGCTTCATGCCCATTTGTTAGAAACTGACAATAGTAAAGATACTGTTGTCATCGGCGGCTTGATGCTGTGCAAAACTCCTGAGGAGTTTGTCGATGACCGTAATAACTATTACGCGGCTCAGGCAAGCGGACAGATGGAGGCAGTAGACAATAACTTTATGCGCCAAAGCGATCCGAAGATGCCCCTGTTTCAGGAGCGTAAGTCTTCTACGACGTTTGGCAAAGGTCGTTAATTAATTTTTGGAGTCCAACATGGCATATCCGACTGTAAATGCCCCCTACGGGCTAAAACCGATCAATCTGATCGGCGGTCAGGTGTTCGCGGGCCAGACTCGTGAACTCCCGATTGCAAGCAATACTGCGGGCGCTATCAACAACGGCGACATCGTTCGTTTGTCCGGTGGCTACATTGTTAAAGAAACCGGCACTACCACTGTCTCGGCAACGGGCGTTGTTGGTGTGTTTGTCGGCGTATCTTATACAAACCCGTCCACAGGTCAGAAACTGTTTGCTAACTCGTATCCGGGCAGCATCGTTGCTTCTGACATTCTGGCATACGTCGTTGACGATCCTGATGCGCTGTTCAAAGTTGCGGTGACCGGTGGCGCTACTTCCACCACTATCACTCCAATTTCGGGCACGATTTTGGGTAATAACTTGGCTATTTCGCAGCCTTCTACTAATACCACTATTTCGGGTAACTCGAACATTGGTGCGTATGACTCTGGTGCGAACACTGCTTTCACTCTGCCTTTCCGTGTTGTTGGCTTGGTCGAAGAGACCACTAACGCCAGCGGCAACTACAGCGAAGTGATCGTTAAGTGGAACATGCCGTATATCACTTTGACTGAAGGCACTCCGAACGTCGTTGCTTACAACGGCGGTCACTCGTACCTCAATCCGAGTGCACCTTCTAACGTTTAATGGGAGCTTAAATCATGGCTATTTCTCGTGCACAACTATTGAAAGAGCTGCTCCCCGGCTTGAACGCACTGTTCGGTCTGGAGTACTCTCGCTACGGCGAAGAACACAAGGAAATCTACGAAACCGAGACTTCCGAGCGTTCGTTCGAAGAAGAAACAAAGCTGTCTGGCTTCAGTGCCGCACCGGTGAAGAACGAAGGTTCTGCAATCGCGTACGACAACGCACAAGAAGCATGGACTGCTCGATACAACCACGAAACCATCGCACTGGGTTTCTCGCTGACCGAAGAGGCCATCGAAGACAACCTGTATGACAGCCTGTCGGCTCGTTATACCAAGGCGCTGGCTCGTGCTATGTCGTATACCAAGCAAGTTAAGGCGGCTAACGTCCTGAACAACGGCTTCAACAGCACCGGCGCTTATGATGGCGGTGATGGCGAGCCTCTGTTCTCGGCTTCGCACCCGCTGGTTGGTGGTGGTTCTAACTCCAACATCCCAGCAGTGCCTGCTGACCTGAACGAAACTTCGCTGGAAAACGCTGTGATTCAGATCGCTGCGTGGACTGACGAACGTGGTCTGCTGATCGCTGCTAAGCCACGTAAGCTGGTCGTGCCTCCGCAACTCCAGTTCGTTGCTACTCGTCTGCTCGAAACCGAACTCCGTGTCGGTACCAACGACAACGATATCAACGCTCTGAAGAGCAATGGCTCGATTCCAGAGGGTTATACGATCAACCACTTCCTGACCGATCCGAACGCATGGTTCCTGACCACTGATGTTCCTAACGGCATGAAGCATTTTGTTCGTACCCCGATGTCTACCGGCATGGATGGTGACTTCGATACTGGCAACGTGCGTTACAAAGCTCGTGAGCGTTACTCGTTCGGCTGGTCTGATCCGCTGGGCATGTACGGCTCGCAAGGAGCGTAAGGAATGGGGGGCTTTACGCCCCCCTTCTTGTAGTATATAAAGTAGTTATCCGGGATTTATCCGGTACGTCAAACAGGCTCCCGGCCTGACTTCATGCAGATTGACGTGCCTAACCGCATGAGGGAAAACATGGCTCTTTCTACCACCCAAAGTATTTGGCGTTCGGGCGGCGGCGATCAAACTCGCACCGCGTATTGTGGCTCCGGCCTGATGGCTGCTCAGTTCTACATTGCTGACGCGTCTGTTGCTACCGCAACTAATGTTACGATTTCTTCTACCGCAGGGGCTCCTGCTTTGATTCTGCCAGCCGGTGCAGTTGTGCTGTCTGTGGAAATTAAT